TGCTCATGTGAGAGCATATATGCGTAGACGTCAGGACCTACGCGACCTCATGAGGGCGTGGTGGATGGTCAGACGGTACTTAGTTGTAGGGAGGTTACCTCCAAAACCTAAACGTTAATAATTTAAATCCTAATAATATTAAATCTATCTCTACTCATAGAAGACTGATCCGGCTCCTCGTTCGAAAATACGATCACTGTCGGGATTTTCCTCAATATCTTGAATGAGCTTTCGTATTTCGGACTGAAGATCATCCGATCCTTCATACTCTCCAATACGGAATATTGTAGATACGTCATCTGACCACGGGGAATATCAAAAAGAAAAATATCTTTGTCAATATCAATGCAATAAGCTAAATCGTCACGTTTTCCGATACGAAAAATCTGAACTCTTTCAGGGTGTTTTGTTAGCGCCCATTTACAAATCCAACTCTTACCAGAATTTCCTTCAGGATCAACAACGAAGTTTACTGTCCTGTCTGATGGTTCTCCTTCGATGATTCCTGCCACACGAGTCTGCCATCCAAATCGAGGCTCGGAATCGGTGAGGACGGGCGCGGGAGCAAGTGCCTCTGCGTAGTCGACACAGGCACGTTTGTATCGAGCGTACAAAGCGGGGAATTTAAGGCAGATCTCTGTACGAGACGGGACTCTCCCAATGTCAATGATCCAATCCTTGTAGATATCCCAGTCGTTCCTCCTTCCCTGACAACCGGGGAAATCGCCATACTCCTTGTAATCACCATCTTTCTTACAATAGTCAGAAGCCTGCTTGCTAGATCCTCTAGCTACTTCAATATGAGCACGTTCTCCGATACGAGCTTTGGCGACCCTAAAAGTAGTCGTTGCCTTAAATATAATAAAACCTTGGAGATGAGGTGTTCCACTATCACCAGTTTCAACACCGTACACTAAATAGCGTACAGTCTCGGCTGCCCCAAGAGCATCAAGAGCTACCCTTTCTTCAGGGAGAAAGTTATTAAGCGTAAAAACAAAACGTCTCGAAGCCATTTTTTATGAGAGGTTATCAAAACCAAAAGTGTGCTGGGTAATACTATACCAGCACACAATTTATGAAACATCATGCCGACTTGGAAAAGTCTCATATACCCTAAACTTGCCGCCAGTTACGGTGAAACCTATCGCGAAGTTTTTGACTGGACTTCTAAAGAATTCGATAGAAAGGGTTGGAACAAAGATTATACATTCAAACCCTACAGGAAGAGAATTAGTAGGAACAAACCCTACTTCCGAGCTGCACGCAAGCAATATAATCTTGCTAATTATTATTATCATTCACGTGACCGCCCTTATTATTATCCTTAATCATGCCTGGATATCGGGGACGTAGCCGCTTCATGGGTGGGCGTGGGCGTGGCAAAAGGTCTTATAAGAAGAAGGTTATGCGAAACATCGAGTACCCTAATGCTACCTGCAAGAGTACAGAGGTATTAGCAACCCCTACTCCCGTTGCTCTAGCCACGAAAACATTGGCGTCTCAATTAATTACTGCTATCTCACAAGGTGATGACCGCGATGACCGCGAGCGAGGTGTTGTTCACTTAAAGGGTATCAACATACGTTTCACATTCAGGAACACCGACGATGTTCCCAAGTTCTGCAACATAGGACTGGTAAACCCTAAAAGCCCGTACCCTAGTACAGGTTCAAACCTGCCGTTTTCAAATACGAACTTCTTTGCTGTTCGTGGAAGGGACCAACGACTCAACGTTGACATGGGTGCCTCAGGTCTGACAGGGTTAGATTACGGGACTCTCCCTATCTCTACTGACACTCATAATGTCATATGGCATATGAGATTCCGATTAGGTGTGCGACCTCAAAGCGCTGCTGACCCTTTCACAAGTGGGGTAGGCGCGGCTAACTATCGACAACTATCGCGTTATATTAAAATACCACGAAAACTATCCTGGACCGACTCAAGTTCAACAAGTTGCAATGCCCCCATATTTCTAGTCTGGTGGGTTTCTAACTGGGAAGAGGGAGTAGGTTCGCCAATTGCTACCTCAATGGTCTACACGTGTCGTGTACTTACATACTTCAGAGACGCCAAATAATGAAAAAAAATGGCATGTGGAAAGGCAAGGGGAACATTGTGCGTCGTGTTCCCCAATATGGCCGCCAACGAAATGCTCATGTGAGAGCATATATGCGTAGACGTCAGGACCTACGCGACCTCATGAGGGCGTGGTGGATGGTCAGACGGTACTTAGTTGTAGGGAGGTTACCTCCAAAACCTAAACGTTAATAA